AGCTGAGATGCCGTCCTGTGGGGTAAGGTCAATCGTGTCATAGCCAGAGTAGGTTGCAACAGTATCGTTTACTGCATACATCAATGGTTCAATTATTTGGGTACCGCCCTCTTCAACACGGACTCTGCCCTTTTCGTTGAGGTGGTTAAGAAGGACAAGGTCCTTGAAAATGTTATCAACCAGCGTTGGCTGGTAGTTTTGCAATGTCGTTGATAGAATTGCATTAAAGTCGGCATTTGCGGCCATGTTGTTTTCTCCTTTTAGAGGTTAATGTTAATTTAAGTTTAATTGGCGTTTTGCAGCCTCATAAGCTTCATATACTGATTTTGGTGCATCAGATTTAATAGGAGTTGTAGTCTTTGCCGAATTGCCACCAGAAACAATTGCTGCTTCACGTTTAGCTTGAGTTCTAGTTGATTCTTCAACTAGCTTCTTTTTGCCAACCTGAGCTTGGGCATATACTTTGTCAAAAGCAATTTGTTTGAAAACTGCTTCCAAGTCAGATGAGCCTTGTGCAAGTGCTTTAGCGACTACTTCTTCGGGGTCGAATTCGTCTCCATATTTTGTCTGTAAAGAATCGACAGTTCTCTGAAGGTCTTCCATTGCTTTTGCTTGCTCAAAAGAAGAAATTCTTTGTTCTAATTGTCGTAGATGTAGCTCTGCTGGGTCTAGCCATTCGTCATCTTCTGACGGCTGGACAGCTCCATAATGCTCTTGCAACATCTGCAAGGTTCCGCTTGGGTCCTCCTCTAGCGCTTGCTGGAGGGCTACCCCAAAATGGGCTTGCTTTCTTTGTTCGCTAAGTTCCTGTGTCTTGCGGGTATAATCCGCCTGACGCTGGTACCCAGCTATTGCCTCTGCTAATGGAACTATTACTTCTTCACCGTCTACTTGCAGCTTTACTTTATTATCAGCAAACTGTGTATAATCAAAAAGTTCTATTTCTTCTTCTGCTTGGGCATCTGCTACCTCGAAAGATTCTTCTACTTGTCCGTCTATTGCGGGGTTTTCTAAATCAGTATCGTTAGCATTAATTTCAATGTCGTTTTCACTCATTGGATTCCTCTTCCTTCTTTAAGGTTGTTCCTATATACATAGATTTTTTATTACATAAATTGTTATTTTATTGTTGCTGCCCCTGCATCATAGCTTCTATTTGAGCTAAGATTTCAGGCGGAACATCTTCTGGGTTTAAATCTCCAGATTGTAATCCCTCAATAATTAAAGCTAATTCTTCTGGCACTTGACCCTCAGGTGCTTGCATTTCAGCTGGGCCTGGAGGTGGAGCTTGTCCACCACCCTGTTGAGCTAAGAATTCTTCTACTTGAGCTAGAACCTCTGGAGGCAAATCCTCTGGAGTAAGTTCTCCAGATTGTAATCCCTGAATTATATTTATAATTTCTTCAGGAGATAATACCTGTGGTCCTGCTGCTGCTTGTGGTGGTGCTTGTCCGCCACCCTGCTGTGCCATTAAAGCTTGTAGTAACTCTGGTGGTATTTGACCTTCAGGACCTCCAGCTTGGCCAGGAGGCATTGGTGGTCCACCTTGTGCCATCATCTCAGGAGGCATAGGCGGTCCTCCAGGACCCATTGGTACTCCGCCTGGTCCTTCCATCCCCTGAGGAGGTGGTTGAATTAAAAATGCTTCTGGATTCTTTACACCAAAACCAGTACCAAGTACATACTCTGCCAGCTTAGGCAAGTTTACTAAACCAGCTTGTGCAAACGGCTGCATAGCTGAAACCATCTGAAGTGCCATATCTCTACGGAATGCTTCATTGCGAGGAGCAGTAGAGCCAGCTTCAACAGTAAAGTCAAACTCACCAGAAATATAATCTTTATCGTAGGTTAACCAAACAGGAGCATCTTCTGTTCCAATTATGCGAACAGTCTGTTCTCCAGTTAAGTATTGCTGTGCTAGCATTATTAAATTACTTGCACATCTAGCTATAGCATTTTCTATACTAACTAATTTCTCTGCAACTCTTGCATTGCCGGATTCAGCAATGATTGAAGCCTCACGTGCAGTACGAGTTGTTTCTGGAATAATACCACGCTGGTATTCCGATACACCTGATACACGGTCAATGTCATTAGTAATTAAAGAAGACTGATTATAAAATTCAGGTGGGTTAATTAATGCCGGCATTGGCACAACAACGTTTTGTAAGTTTTCATTTCCTTTAACAGGAACGATAACGTTATCATCATCAGACTGTAAAGCTAAACGACCAAAGTCGTCAAATGCTGATTCGTTAAACAACCACTTACGTGAGTAACGCTTTCTATGGTTCATCATCTGCGTACGAGTTTCGTTTAATTCCATCTGCAATGGTTCAATTGCTTCTAGCTCACCCATTGGATAAAAGAAGTTAGGAATATCATAATTACGAAGCATGAAGAAAGGATGACCAAAAGCATAAGGTATTGAGGTTGGTTTAATTAAAAACTTTTCTCCACCTGTATCTGAGAATACACACATAGTTCCAGCATTAATATCATAATACTCAAAAACATCACAATAACTATCATATGGATTATTATTTGAATAAGTTGAATATGTATTATTATCAGCTGATTGACCAGCAGTACCTGTTGTACTAGTAATAGAAGAAGGACTTACTTCTTTGCGAGCTGCATAATCATAACGTTGGTCATTTTGTACATCTTTTAATGGTCTACGGATTCTTTGTGCAATCCAACGCATATCATTCATGCAAGTAGCACTTGGGTCAATGAACATATCAAATGGGTCAATACGCTCTAAGAAAGGACGGTCTTCACGAATAACCATTTCTGATTCAATTTCACCAGTTTTTTCAACATTGTCAATAGCTTCATCTGCAGTTGAATCAATTTTATCTAGTTTAGATTCTTCAACAAAACGATAACCAGTCTTAACCCAACCATGACCAAGAATCAAATAATCTTTAACTGAACGTTGAAATTCTTCTTGGCATTCGTAATGCTGCCACCAGTAGTTAATAATAGCTTCAGTTACTACAGCCTTATCACCATCTTCTGGACGACGTGCATTAACATTAATCTTTGGACGACCAATTGAAACAGCAGGTGCCAAAGTATTAATAGTTGAAAAGCATATATTAACCAGTAGTCTGTCACCAGGAACTGAGCCACGATAATGACGGCCACGATAAAGGTTAACCATTCTTTGCCATAGATTGTCATATTGTTCGTTCTTTCTCCATTTTCTAGAAGAATCAATTCTACTTCTATATAGAGATAATTTATCAGCGTTACTCGTACGAGCCATGTTATTTTCTACCCTTCACTAGACCATCTCCTATTGCTGCCAATCTGCAGTAACCGTTTGGCTCTGCTTTTTGTACAATAATGTGGCAACCTTTCATTTTAGGACACCAGAATGCGCAGTTAGAACATTTGACTCCTATTGCAGCATCTTTGTTTTGGATTGCTGAAACGTAACCAACCCAAATACCATTACCATCATTGTCAGCTAACTTACCGTATTCATCAACAATCTCAAACATTGACTCTACATAATCAGCTTCTGCAGGTGAAAGCTTAATATCATTTGTCATGCCTTCTGGCATTTCATATTCTTTTTCTTCTTCTTTTTCTCCGTTACCAAACTTAATGGCAATTTCAAATGCTCGACCTAATTTTGTTTCTGAATATTTCATTGTGCTTTTTTCTTTCTTGCGTTTCTGTCTGAAATTGCTTTTGCTTTTTTGCGGGCATCTGCTTTCGAAGTTGCACCCCAAGCTATGAGAGAAAGAAGAAGTCGAGTAGGATTTCCCTTGTCGTCTTTCTCAGGACCTGGAGCATTGCCCATTCGTGCAAGAAATGCAGCACGTCTTGGGTTGTCACCAGACTTGACAGGTGGCTTTAATGTTCCGCCAGTTTGAGCTTTATACGATGCACGTCCTGCTGCGTTAAGCCCGTCCCTTTGGATTCTGCCCTTGTTTTCTCTGCCAAGCTGGTGTTTCCATTATTTCTTTTTCTTTCTCGCTGCTGCCATGTTGTCAA